GGTCAACACTTATTTAGGCCAATCTTGGGAAGAAGATTCTGAACGACTTGATGACTTCCAAATCTCTACACATCGGGAAGACTACAGTAGTGACGAACTTCCGCAAGAGGTTGTGTTTCTTACGGCCGGTGTTGACGTGCAGGATGACCGGCTTGAAATGGAAGTCGTAGGATGGGGGCGTGATGAGGAGAGTTGGTCTGTTGACTATAAGGCTTTTTATGGCGACCCCGCATCGGCACAAGTATGGGCTGACCTAGACAGCTATTTGACCCTGACGTTTTCAACCGTTGACGGAAGGGAGCTTGACATAAAAGCCACAGCAATTGACACCGGCGGTCACCACACTCAAGCTGTCTATAAATTCTGCAAACCAAGATTAGGTCGCCGCATCTTCGCCATCAAAGGTGTTGGCGGTGAAGGCCGACCCATTGTGGGCAGACCGAGCACCAATAACCATATCAAGTGCAAACTATTTCCCATTGGGGTTGATACAGCAAAGGAGACAATCTATTCGCGCCTGAAGATAAAAGAGATTGGGCCGGGTTATTGTCACTTCCCAAATCATTACGATGATGAGTATTTCGCTATGCTTACGGCGGAGAAGGTGGTCAAAAGATACCGCAAGGGTTTTCACCGCAGAGAGTGGATAAAGGTGCGCCAACGCAACGAAGCACTTGACTGTCGTGTCTATGCATTGGCGGCATTGTCAATAGTGGGCGTCAATGTTAATATAATCGCGCAAAGGTCTATGAAGACTAAAGCAGATGGCGATTTGGACAATAAGCCAAAGCCCAAAGTTAGGCGCAAGATGCCTCGACGGGAGGGCGGCTTTGTTAATGGGTGGCGTTAATGGCGCGTAAAAGTAGCATTGCTGCACCGCGAGAGAAGTTAAGAGTTCGTCGTAAGGGTCGTCATTCCAAGCGTGTGAAAGCGCGAGTAAAGAAACAAACGTTCTACACGCAAGGGGCTTGCCGTGGGTAATTTATTTGATAGCGCAAATGCACCGACCGGAGTTCCGACCGAATTGGTTGTCGGTGACTTTGTCCAGTTTAAGATTACACAATTCTCAGACGACTACCCGAACTCACTTTACACGATGCGCTTTGTTGCTCGTATTGCCACTGGCGGTTCAAGTGAAATCAAGTTCGATGCGACTGCTTCCGACAGTGACTATTTGTTCACCGTCTCCAGTTCTTTGTCTGAAGATTATGATGTAGGCCATTATCACTACCAGTTGGAAATCGAGCGCAATAGCGACAACGAACGGATTGTAGTCGATCGTGGTGAGTTGGATATTGTCACTGACTTTGACAATCAGGTTGACCCGCGTCACCACGCCGAGATTATGCTCAGTAAGATTGAGAGCATTCTTGAGGGCAAGGCTGACAGTGATGTGTCTAGCTATTCAATCGCTGGCCGATCACTGACTAAATTAAGCCCAGAAGAATTAGTTCAGTGGCGCGATTATTATCGCAGAGAAGTTTCAGCCATCAAGCGGCAAGAAGCAATTAAGCACGGGCGTAAACCCAAAAGCACAATATTGTTGAGGTTCTAAAATGGCATTATTTGATTTTCTTAGCCGCAAAGAGCCAGTCAAACGCTCTCGTTTACCGCGTCAGTATAGAACGTATCAAGGGGCCAACACCGGTCGCTTGTTCGCAGACTTTATGGCATCAAACACTTCTGCTGACGCAGAACTTAGCTTGGCCTTACCAACGCTCCGCAATCGTAGCCGCGACCTTGCTCGCAACAATGAATACGCTCGCCGCTTCTTGCACCTCATCAAAACTAACGTCATTGGCGAGAGCGGCTTCACTCTACAGGTTCGCGCGCGCAACGATGACACCAGCTTAGATGTTCGCGGCAACCAGATTATCGAAGACGCATTCCGGCGTTGGTCTAAAATGGGCAGCGCGGAAGTATCCGGTCGTATGTCGTGGAAAGACTGCCAGTCATATGTTGCCGAAGCACTGGCTCGTGATGGTGAGGTCTTCGTCAAGAAGGTGCGAAACAGACGCTACCAAGATGGCTTCAGCTTGCAGTTCATTGAGCCGGAACGTGTTGACCACGACAAGAACGGCCGCGCCAAGAACGGTAACCAAATCCGTATGGGTGTCGAGATTGATGAGTTCCAGCGTCCGGTTGCATATCACGTTCTGACCGGTCACCCGAATGACACATTCTTCATCAAGGACAATCACGAGAAGAAGTACCAAGTCATTCCGGCCGATGAGATTATTCATATCTTCATTCAGCAGCGTCAACACCAGACGCGCGGCGAACCATTTATGGCACCGGTTATCGGCAGCTTGAAGATGCTTGGCGGTTACCGCGAAGCCGAACTGGTCGCCGCTCGTGCAGCCGCAGCCAAGTTCGGCATCATCACCACACCGTCCGGCGATGAATTTGTCGGCGACGATGAAGACGAAAACCAAATACCGATTGTTGATATGGAGCCGGGCTCATACAGTCAGTTGCCGGAAGGCCACGACTTTAAGATGATTGACCCAACACACCCGACGACTGCGTTTGGTGAGTTCGAAGCCGCTGTGCTTCGCGGTATCGCATCTGGTCTGAACGTATCCTATACCAGCTTGGCGAATGACCTGACCGGCGTTTCATATTCCTCTATCCGTCAAGGCACGATTGAAGAGCGCGACCATTACAAGATGCTGCAATCGTTCTTGATTGAGCATTTCTGCGAGCCAGTATTTTCATCGTGGCTCGACAGTGCGCTTGACTTTGGCGCGTTGAATATTCCTGCCACGCAAGAGAAGTTCAACAAGTTCGCCAGCAATGTGCATTTCCGTGGTCGCGGCTTTGCTTGGGTTGACCCCCTCAAAGAGATTAACGCAGCAGTCACCGCCATCAATAACGGCCTCATCAGCATGAATGATGTTGCCGCCAACTACGGCCGCGACGTCGAAGAACTGTTCGCACAAATCCAGAGCGATAAAGAGATGGCCGAGCGTTACGGTCTGAAGATGGCTTTCGAACCGTTTGGTACGAAGCAGCCAGCCGAACCAGATGTAACAGGGGATGAAGATGGCGAGCTATAAGCCAACTGACGGAATGGTTATCGCCGCCAAGCGCGGTCTTGAAATGCGCCGCAAGTATGGTCGAGGCGGAACCGAAGTTGGTGTCGCTCGTGCGCGAGATATTGTTAACGGCAAGAGATTGTCTGAAGAAACTGTCAAGCGTATGCATTCGTTCTTCTCTCGCCACGAAGTAAACAAGGCGAAGCATTACGACGCCAAGAAGCCTGATGGCGGCCCAACGTCATTTAGAATTGCGTGGGATTTGTGGGGCGGAACAGCCGGTCAACGCTGGGCGCGCGGCTTGACTAAGATTATTGATAAAGAAGAACGCGCCGAAGAAGTCAGCGATACAGTTCGCACTGCACTGGCGAAGAAAGCTGCCGACCACAATGAGAAAGTCGGTGAGACAGCATCGAAGCGGACAAGCACACGCACATTGGTTGCCGTATTCCGCCGTGGCGTTGGCGCTTATAAGACTAATCCTGGCAGCGTTCGCCCAACAGTTAAGTCTGCTGACCAGTGGGCATACGCGCGCGTGAATAGCTTTTTGTATGTGCTACGCAACGGAAAATTCCGTAGTGGCAAACACGACACGGATTTGTTACCATCAGGACATCCAATGTCGAGTAAAGAACGCTCTGATGATAATTTTGATTATATAGGATTTGAAGCAATGACTGACCTTAGAGAAACCAGCGAAGAAATCGTTGAGGAAATCGTCGAGGAAATCGTTGAAACGGATGAGCTGGAAGAACGCCACGTTGTCGCCGTGCAGGACGATGACGAGACGGTAACCATTGTCTACGCCAAACATGAGGGCGAAGAAGAAGAAGCCGAAGCCGAGGTTGAAGAAGCCCCGGAAGAAGAAGCCGACCGAGCCGCCCCTCAAGAAATGCAGCATCGCGCGTCCGACATGAAGGCTGGCGCGATTGATGAAGAAACACGCCGAGTAAAGATTGCTGTCTCAAGTGAAACACCTGTAGAGCGCAGCTTCGGCAAAGAAATTCTCGACCACACCGAAAAGAGTGTTGACCTGTCGTTTGCTAAGTCTGGGCGTATGCCGCTCTTGCTTGACCACGACCCGAAACAAACAATCGGTGTTGTTGAGGATGTTACTCTCGATAGTTCGTCTCGCGTGTTGCGAGCAACAGTTCGGTTTGGTAAAAACGGAATGGCTAAAGAGATGTTTGATGATGTAACG